AGGTGGTAACAAGCAAGGCACAATAAATATACCTGATAAAGAGGTTGATATAGATCAATTACAAGATGCTTTATCAACGCCAAGTGTTTCTAATTATATGGGCATGACTAATATAGATCCTAAAATGATGTACAGCATAGGTCCAACTATGCAAATGCAACCACCAGTTGCGGATGAAGCAAGTGCGTTTGATCAAGTTTCAAAGTATAACCCATTTGCGCAAACTTTTGATGTAGCACCGGGTTTAACTTTTGGTTACGATATTGACCCTAGTTTAAAAAATTTAGGTGATCTTGATGCAGAGGCAAAACTTACTTATTCTTTTGGTTCGTATAATAGGGGTGGTAATGTTTCAGGTAAAATTAGTGACGATGAAAAATCATTAAGATTAAGTGATGAAGACAAATTTATTCAAGCACAAACGGTAGGTGATACCGATTTGTATGATTATCTAATAGGAGGAGAAATAACTCCGGGTTTAAATTTTGAACTAGGACTTATGGATGATGAGATTACAGATCCGCTAGGCATGACACCACGAGAAGATTATAAATTTTTTAGATTAATAAAAGAATTTTGATGGCCATATCAAGAAGACAATTACCAAAAACAACTGACAGAAAACAAAAGAAAGTCAGTAAGGTAATGCGTGAATTTAAAAAAGGTAAATTAAATATTGGCAAAAGTAAGAAAAAGGTTAAAAATAGAAAGCAAGCCATAGCTATCGCACTTAACGAAGCTGGGATAAAACAGAAGAGGAGACGAAAATGATCGAATCAATAAAAGCAAAAATAATGCATTACTGGACAGACCACAAATACATAGTCTGTGCTGTTGCATTT